ACCCGGCTGATCGACCTCACCGAGGCGCAGGTTTTGACCCTGATCGAAGTCGCTATTGGCGGCTTTCAGGACGCCATGCTGGCGACGGCCAAGGGCGACGATACGGAGATCCCCTTCTGATGCTGGACTTCAATCACTCGGCCAGCTTCGCCGAGAGGATCAACACCCTGATCGACGAGGCTCTGGTGGCTGAGAATGCCACGCGGCCGCCCCGCGACTATCTCGGCGGCTCTCGGCTCGGCGTCGCTTGCGATCGTGCCTTGCAATACGAGTATGCCGGAGCGCCCAAGGACGATGGCGGCGATTTCGACGGCCAGACGCTGCGAATTTTCGCCGCCGGATATGTCTTCGAGGATCTGGCCATCGGCTGGCTGCGTCGGGCCGGGTTCGATCTTTACACCACCAAGGGCAATCGGCCAGGCGGCGAGCAGTTCGGGTTCTCGGTCGCCGGCGGCCGTATCCGCGGCCATGTGGACGGCATCATCAATGCCGGTCCCGTGTTGCTTGGCTTCCCGGCGCTGTGGGAATGCAAATCACTGAACGCCAAATCTTGGAAGGACACGGCCAAGCGCGGCGTCGCGATCTCCAAGCCTGTCTATGCGGCGCAGATCGCCACATATCAGGCCTATATGGAAGCGACAGTGCCGGCTATCTCGAAGAACCCGGCCTTGTTCACCGCCGTCAACAAGGACACGGCGGAACTTCATCACGAATTGGTGCCCTTCGACGGTGCCTTGGCTCAGGCCGCGAGCGACAAGGCGGTGCGCATCATCCAGGCGACCGAGGCGGGAGAACTTCTGCCCCGTGTTGCCCAATCCGCCGACTTTCATGAATGCCGTTTCTGTTCCTGGTCCGACCGCTGTTGGAGGAGCGGAGCATGAGCGGTGATGTGGTGAACCTGGATCGTTGGCGTGATTTCAACGATGCCGAGCCGCAGCGTCTTGACGGCACTCGGCCGTGGGATGACGCCGAGAGCACCGAGGACATCAAAACCCGCATGCTCGTGAACATTCGTGGCGTGCTCTCCTATCTGCTGCCGGGTGGCGTGTTTCAGGGCGCCAAGTTTCTGGTCGGCGACGTTCACGGCAATCGCGGTGACAGCCTGACGGTAGAACTCGCCGGTCCCAAGGCCGGCATGTGGCACGACTTCGCCACCAAGGAGGGCGGCGACATCATCGGCCTGTGGGCGGCCGTCACCGGACGGGACACTCGAACCGACTTTCCTGCCATCATGGATGACATCCGCGAATGGCTGGATGGCCGAAGCCGCACCCTGCACGACGACCGGGCTGCTCAGGCCAAGATCCCGCCCAGCGACGAGCTGGGACCGGTCACCGCGAAGTGGGACTATCTGGACGAGGACGGCCGGCTCATCGCCTGTGTGTATCGCTACGATCCACCCGGCGGAAAGCAGTTCCGGCCCTGGGATGTGCCGAACCGAAAGATGAAGGCGCCCGACCCGCGGCCGCTTTACAACCGGCCGGGCGTCAAGTCGGCGTCCGAAGTGATTCTGGTCGAAGGCGAAAAGGCCGCGCAGGCTCTTATCGATCAGGGACTCTGCGCCACCACGGCCATGAACGGTGCCTCGGCGCCGGTCGAGAAGACCGACTGGTCGCCGCTCAAGGGCAAGCGCGTGGTGATCTGGCCGGACAACGACGAACCCGGGTGGCGGTACGCCATGGCCGCCGCCCAGGCGGTGCTGGGTGTCGAAGCAACTTCCGTATCCGTGCTCCTTCCTCCCGACAGCAAGCCGGAAAAATGGGATGCGGCCGATGCGGTGGCCGAGGGCATGGACGTCACCGATTTCATCGCGACCTGCGAACGCCAGTTCATTCGGTCCGAAAAAGCGACGCTGATCCTTACCGATTGGAATGCCGGTCGTTACGCCGGTGATGCGCCCGAACAGCACTTTCTGGTCGAGGGCTCGTTGCCGCTGGGTGTCGTATCGATCCTCGCCGCCATGGGCGACACCGGGAAGGGCATGATGACCCTGGATTTGGCCCTATCGGTGGCTACCGGCAAGGCCCGTTCCGTCTCGGTCAGCCCCGAACCCATGGCCTTCGGCGGCGCGGTGCGGGAGTTCGGCACCGCCGTCATCTTCACCGCCGAGGACGACCAGGGCGAGGTCCATCGTCGCCTGCAGCGGCTCGATCCCGAGGAACTACGCCTTGAGAACCCCGAACGGTTGATCGTGGTGCCCCTGCCCAATGCGGGTGGACCGATTCCGCTGGTGGTGTCCGGCAAGGACGGTCCCGAGATCACGCCCCAGTTCCGCATGGTACGCGACCAGATTCTGCGGCTTCGCGATCTCAAGCTGGTGGTGTTCGATCCGTTGGCCTCGTTCATCCATGCCGACGTCACCTCCGACCCGGCGGCGGGCAGCTTCGCCACCGGCTTGCTTGCGAGCCTGGCGACGGAGACCGGCGCGGCGGTGATCGTCGCCCACCATATGCGCAAGCCCCAGGGCAACCGCGCGATCTCGACGGTCGAACAGGCCCGTGACGCCGTACGCGGCACCAGCGCCATCGTCGACGGGGTGCGCCTGGTCTACGCCCTGTGGCCGGCGCCCGAGGAACACCAGGGCTTCGTCCTCAAGGCGCTCGATGAGCCCTTCGCCCGTAACGCGGTGTTTCAAGGAGCGGTGGTCAAGGCCAACGGACTGGCCGACCGGACCATCCGCACATTCCTCCGTGCGCCCACCGGCCTTCTCGTCGACGTGACACCGCGTCTGCGTGAAAGTCGTCTGCCCGAGCAGGATCTCATCGACACCCTGGTGGCCGCCATCGCCCGGGCGGCCGAAAATGGCCATCCCTATACCCACACCGGCGGATCCGGTGTCTATCAGCAACGACATCGACTGCCGTCTGCGTTTCACGAGATGGGCCGTAAGCGCCTCCAGGACATGGTCCAGGACCTGCTCAACAGACGTCCTCCGGCGTTGGTCAAGGGTATGGCTTCGGGATCCAAGGAGGACAAGTGGCTGGACATCCCGACGGGGCCGTTCGCCCGCGGCGTGGGGCAGTTCGTGCATGGCGCCGACGAGGCGGAGGACTGATGCCCATGCTTGTTTCGTTTCCACCGTTTCCAGCCTTTGCTTTCCAAACCAGGAAGGGCCGGTCTGCGTTGCCAATTGCCACGTTGCCATTTGGCAATTGCCAGGAATCGGCCCTCTGGAAATTCCATCAACCGATTGAATTCAAACGGAAATCTCCATTTGACGTCGTTGCCATTGCCAAGCGTTGCCAACGGCCGAAAACATCAACGATTTCAATGATTTCCACGTTTCCACCTCCCCTAAAGGGGAGGAGTGTTCCCGGCAACACACACTCCTCCCACCACTGGTCCGGGTTTCCATTGCCAGCCCGTTGCCAAACCAGACCCCACCCGTCGCCCAACGTCTCCAGGAGATCTTCGATGACCCAGACCGCGATTGTTCAAGACCCGCCCACCCCCGATAGCGATCGGCACAGCGTGCTTGCTCTCGACCTGGGCACCACGACCGGGTGGGCCATGCGGCTCTCCGACGGGTCTGTCGTCAGTGGCACCATGGCGTTCCAGCCCAGCCGCTACGAGGGCGGCGGCATGCGATACCTGCGTTTCCGTTCCTGGCTCGATGAGTTGTTGCATCAAACGCAACAACTGAGCGCCGTCTATTTCGAGGAAGTCCGCCACCACGCCGGTACGGACGCGGCACACATCTTCGGCGGTTTCCTGGCCCACCTCACGGCCTGGTGCGAACACCACGCCATCCCTTACGAGGCCGTACCGGTGGGCACCATCAAGCGTCACATCACCGGCAAGGGAAACGCCAACAAGGGTGTCGTCATCGCGGCGATCAGGGGGCGCGGCTACGCGCCTGCCGATGACAACGAGGCCGATGCGCTGGCCATCCTGGATTGGGCGCTGGCCAACCGGATCGGGAGTGAGGGTGAATGAACGGGGAGATGATGCTGAAGCAGGCGGCCGCCATCGTCGCCAATCGTCGCGAAAGCTACGGCGATCCTGCCGCGTCCATGACGTCCATCGCCAAGCGTTGGTCGATCACCCTGGGCCAGACCATTACGCCGGCGCAGGTAGCGCTTTGCCTGATCGACCTCAAGCTGGCTCGGCTCGCCCATGATCCCGCGCACCTGGATTCCCTCGTTGACGTCGCCGGCTACGCCGCCGTTCTCAAGGAGGTGCAGTCATGACCAGCGACAAATGGACACCCAGCATCGTCGAGGAACGTATGGCCGATGCTGCGTCTGTGCTCGAGCGTTTGCCCGAGCCCCGAGTGCAGGGCTACTTCAACATGTGGCCGGAGATCATCCACAGCTTTGGTGACAAGGTGGGGCAGGAACCGAAGCCGATGCGGATCCTTCCGTCCCCACAGGCCATCAGCCGGATGGAAGAGACGCTCACCTGGACCGTCGGCCTCGAGCCCATCGACGGTAAGATCGTCTGGATGCGGGCCTTCGGCGAGCGATGGAAAACAATCTGCTGGACGGTCGGTCTTGAACGCTCCGCGGCGCATCAGCACTGGCTTTACGGGCTGTGCTTGATCTCGCTCCGCCTCAACCGGCGTCGGTTCAACCGAAACCTGTCGAAGCGGAAAGTGATCGCGCTGGCTCAAGCGGCGCAGCGATGAGTGGCGGCGGGTAAGGTGTGCGGCGGACACTTTTCGCTGAGACGAAAACGGCTGAAATCGGTAGGTTTAAGCCTATCCTCGGGAGAGGCGCGCGTGTCGCGGTTCTTATCCCACGCCACCGAAAGATCACGGGTCCTTCCCGGCAACAAACGTATGCGGGCGGGCGTGGCGCGATAGATCGCTAGCGACAGGCCGGATTTTTTGGGAAGCCACCCGGAGTCCAGTCCCGCGCGCCTGGTCCCCGAAACCCCGACGAACTAAAGACTTCCGCACCGGCGCCATTGGTTGCCGCTGGACCCCGCACGGAGTCCACCGCGGTATCCGGATCCAGCAGCGCTGGCATCCACCCGACTATCCATCTTCGGACACCCATGACCCTCAGCTTCGCTCCTGAAGCGATCGAGACCTGGCCGCTCGACCGCCTGCGCCCTTATACGCGCAACGCCAAGACACACGGGCCGGACCAGGTGGCGAAGATCGCCGCCAGCATGGCGGAGTTCGGCTGGACCGTCCCGGTGCTGGTGTCGAGCGATGGTGAGGTGATTGCCGGCCACGGTCGCATCCTGGCGGCGACGCAACTCGGACTAACAGATGCGCCGGTGATCGTGCTCGATCACCTGAGCGAAGCGCAGCGACGGGCTTACCGCATCGCCGACAACAAGTTGACCGAGCTCGGGGAGTGGAACGACGGGTTCCTCTCGGAAGAGCTGAAGCGCTTAGCCGAGGACGAGTTCGACCTTTCGCTGATCGGCTTCGATGAGGCAGAGCTGAGTGCGCTGCTCGATGGAATCGAAGACGACGACTCTGCCGCCCGAGAGGGCGAGGACGAGATCCCTGAAGCCCCTGAGGATCCCGTCACCCGACCGGGTGATCTCTGGAATCTCGGAAACCATCGGCTGCTCTGCGGCGATGCCACGGCGGCAACCGATGTCGAGCGGCTGCTCGGGACTGTGAAGCCGTTGCTGATGGTGACGGACCCGCCCTATGGCGTGGACTACGATCCGGCCTGGCGGAACAAGGCAGGCGCCGCCGCTACCAAACGCACCGGCAAGGTGCTGAACGACGATCGCGCCGACTGGCGTGAGGCCTGGGCGCTGTTCCCGGGCGACGTCGCCTATGTCTGGCACGGCGCCCTGCATGCTGCGGTCGTCGCCGAGAGTCTCGAAGCCGCGGGTTTCAATGTTCGTTCCCAGATCATCTGGGCCAAAGACCGCCTGGTCCTGAGCCGCGGCGATTACCATTGGCAGCACGAACCTTGCTGGTACGCAGTCAGAAAGACCGGCAAGGGCCATTGGGCCGGTGATCGCAAGCAGACGACGCTCTGGCAGATCGCGCATCGCGATCAGGACGCCGAGACGGTCCATGGTACGCAGAAGCCCGTCGAATGCATGCGCCGCCCGATCCTGAATAACTCGAGCCCAGGGCAGGCCATCTATGAGCCGTTCATGGGCTCGGGCACGACGTTGATCGCAGCCGAAACCACCGGCCGCGTTTGCCTTGGGATCGAATTGAACCCGGCCTATGTCGATGTCGCCGTCGATCGCTGGCAGCAGTTCACTGGTGAACCCGCGGTTCTCGATGGCGAGGACCGGACGTTCGACGGCCTACGGAATGCACGGGCATCAGCATGAAGCAGTCGCGTACGATGTCGTTGGTTGAGGCCGTGACCAACGTCGTCGTCGGCTATGGCGTCGCTGTCATGGCGCAGATGTTGGTGTTTCCGATGTTTGGGTTGCAAGTGACTTTGGCCGACAATCTGCTGATTGGCGCTATTTTTACCGCGGCGTCGATCATACGCAGCTACTCGCTGCGCCGCGTTTTCGAGGTGCTTCGTGTGCGAAGAACAAGAACGTGAAAGCGCCGCCCAGCGAAGGAGCGGCGCCTTCCGTCTAAGCGTTGCTTACGCTTCGATGCGATAGACCCTGCCGCGGCCTTCGACCTTTTCGGAGACGACATTCAGGCCGAGCTTCTTCTTGAGCGCGCCGGCGATCGCGCCGCGGACGGTATGCGGCTGCCAACCGGTGGCGCCGACGATCTGCTGGATCGTCGCACCCTCCGGTGCCTCGAGCATTTCGATGAGGAGAGCCTGTTTGCTCCCTTTGCGCTGAGCTTTCTGAGGCGCCGGGTCGGCAGTCGACGCGTTGGTGTTCGGGATCTCTTCCTCGGCGATGCCAAGGGCGGAATAGGCGAGTGGCGTTGCCCGCAAGGTGATGGAGCCACGCTCCTCGTCGTGGCGCCAGACGGTGTCTGGGTCGTTTGCGGGGAGCTCCTCGATCAGGCCCCGTTTCAGAAGGCTCTTGAGGCAATTGCCGACGGCACCACCCTTGATCTTGGCAGTGACGGGAAACACGAGACCATCGTCGCGGGCGCAGGCTGCGCTGAGAATGACGGCTTGTGTATCGGAAAGCTGGATCTGGTTCATAACTGACCTCCGGGTTCTCGGGAGGCGCGCCCATCGCGCCTCTCCTACCGCCCGGAGCCCCGGCCGCTGGCGGCGCGGGGCCGGAGGCCATTGGTGTGGTGATTCAGTCGAACGCTTCGGCCTCGATCTCGCAGTGGGTGACGAAGCCGGTGAGGTAGGGAAGTTCGCGCGGAATTCCGGTTTCGCGTCCGGTGCGGCGGCTGATCGTCCAGCCCATCCAGCGCTCGACGGCGGTGTCGATCGCGGACCGCAGTGCCAAGCCGGTGTGCAAGCCGTTCGCGACGTCGTCCGCGAAATGCCGGCCGTAGCGGCTGTCGAGAAAGTCGCGAACCGCGGTCTCGGGGCATCCGGTCGCCCGCCCTACTGCTTCCATCGCAATGGGCCAGGCGGCATCGGCGTCAGCGCGGTGAGCGATGGTGCCGAAGAAGCCCCAATCCGTGTTGCGGGTGGTCAATATCGCGTTGGTCATCGTTCGGCTCCGTCGTTGCTCTTGACGCCATACACGCTCCGATCGCCGACCCCATCAAGTGAATAAGTGCATCATTTCATTGCTTTTTCGGGGGCGGCATGCAGGGCATGAGCGAGCGCCAATACGCCGCCCATGTCGGGCTGTCGCGGGGCGCAATCCAGAAGGCGAAGGCCGCCGGCAGGCTCGTCCTGTTCCCGGATGGCTCCATCGATGCACCCGCTTCAGATCGTCGGCGCGCAGAGATGACCGACCCTTCCAAACAACGAAAGAGTGGCGCGGCGAAGAAATTGAAGCCGGTACCCGACACGGCCCTCTCCGCCGTCGGCGACACGCTTCGCGAACAAGGCCTGACCACGCCATCGACCGGCGGCGGAACGACGTTCCTGCAGGCCAAGACCGCCAACGAGGTTCTGAAAGCGCAGGAGCGCAGGCTCAAACTGCAGCAGCTGAAGGGCGAACTCGTCGATCGGTCCCGCGCGACCACATTGGTTTTCCGTCTGGCGCGCGAGGAACGGGACGCGTGGGTGAATTGGCCCGCGCGCCAGACGGAAAACCAATGTG